ACGCATTTTGGATAATTTTTTCTTTTTTCTCCACCACTTCTTCCACACTTCGGGAATGAGCCATCCGATTTTTTGTTTGCAATATCGACCCAATTTTCCTTCACCCATGATCTTAAACCTTTTTCAGCCATTACGAATTCTTTCCGTAAGCTCTCCCCATACCTTTGGTGCAGAGACCTCCACCTTTATACATAGGTCTTGTCATTAATCCGCCACCCATAGCTTTTTTTCTGCCTCCTGGTTTTATTTTTCCAGAACAAACTCCTGATGCATACATATTAGCATACGCTGATGGATACACCTTAAACTTACGCTTTGCTGCTGCTTTACCTTTTGAACAAAGTTTAGCCATTATGCTCCTATAAATTTTTTAATCTTCTTAGAAGTTTTGCCAGATAGTTCAGGCATTATTTTATTTGGTTTCTCACCTTTTAAAAGTGTTGTGTATGTTTTACCTTTGTGTGTATAAGTTTTCTTACCCATTTTTCTAGCAAGTTTAAATTTTGCACCTCTGTCAGTTAACTGTTGACTTTTGTCTCCAACACGAGCTCTTTCTCTATCAGACATTCTTTTCTTAGCTGCTTTAACTTCTGCTGCTGACTTTGTAGAATATTCTAATTTACCTTTAGTCTTGTCATCTCTAGTAGATCTAAAAGTTTTTTGTTTATTTTTTCTAGCTTTATCAAATTGCTCACCAAAAGTTGGTGCAATTTTTTTTCTAACTTTACCAAAAAAAGATCTTACCTTTCCAGGTCTTTTTACTTCACCACCTCTTTTATATCCTTTAGGTGATACTTGTTTATTATATAATCTATTTGCCATTACTTAGCTCCTTTAAATTTTCTTGCTATTTTTTTACCTACTTCAGCAGCACCAACGGCAGGGACTGCAAAATTTAAAACACCTTTAGCTATCTTCATAGCTTTTTTATTAGTTACTTTTTGTCCAGCTTTATTTTCTTTAAATTGTTTTTTCTTAGCGTCTGAAACTACTCCACCTTTTTTCATGTAGCCCATTTTGTTTCTTACTTCAGTAGGTAATTTTTTTAAACCTTTTTGATTTGGTTGAACAGCTTTTAATGAACCACCTTTTTCCATCATAGGTCGTTGCATCATCATTCCGCCACCCATTTTTTTAGTTCTAAATTTTTTACCAATTTTTTTTACTGTTCCAATAGTTTGTTTAACTCCTGTTTTAACAAACTCTTTTACTTTTCCAGGGACAGATTTACCTTTATAATCTCCTTGAAATTTAGTTCCAAGTTTATAATCTTTTTTTACTGTACCACCAGCTTTATAACCTTTAGGTGTTACTTGTTTATTATATAATCTATTTGCCATTTTTATTTCCTCCGTTTCTAAAAATTTGTGTACCCTTTATACCATAAATCGATGCTACGACAAGGATCCATAAATTTGTGAACCATGACGGCAGCTGCGAGAACATATCGAAAAACAACTTAACCTTGTCCATCGCTGTTGGATCGTCTGATACGACTGCCCAGGCCAGCACCACTACGGGCAAACTTAAAATTATTAAAACTGCCTCGTCCTTCCAGTCTGATTGTCTGGCTTCTAAAAGTTTTCCCTGGTAAGCTTCTTTTCCTTCGGCCATACGAGACGCATGCATAAGCTGTGCATCTGACATTGCCATCTTCGTTCTCTGCTTGTTAGCGTAAATTTTACTTCCAGCAGAAACGGCTAGTTTTATTGCCGATAACCACATAGATTAGTACCAAGTAGCAGTTTTCTTTTTGTTAGATAGCATTCTTTTAGTTCCTCTAACTTTTTCTGTATCTCCTGTAGGGATATAGTTGTAAGCCTGGTCAGCAGTTGTTTTAGATCTTGGATCTACTACAACATTTTGACTTGGAACTGCCATCTGTTTTGTTTTTTTATAGTTCATCATAATGTTTTCTCCTTAAGATTAATCATCATCTATCATAACTTGCGCTTGTTGTACACCAGATTTAGCAAGACTAACTCCAGCACGCAATTTAGCCAGTTCATCGTTCTGTTCTAGCTTATCTTCAAAATTATCCTTGGCTTGCATCAATCTTGCTCTTGCAAGTTCGACTTGAGCCTCGTCATTATCTTTTTTTCTCTCATTTTCCATAGCACGTAGGTCAACTTCACGTGATTTTAGCTTCAATAGTGGGTCAGAATCAAATTGTGACGTAATTTTCTTCTCTTCCTTCATGAAATCTTCTGTCATCTCTGCAACTAGCACTGCTTTTCTAGCTTCTATCTCTTGAACCATCTGTTGTAGCATCTGTGCTGCTTGTGGATTGGTTGCAGCTTGTTGTTGTAGCGCCTGAGTTTGCATCATTTGCTCTCTAAACTCTAATTGTACCTGTTCTTGAGCCATGATTGATATGTGTTCTAAAATATTTTTCTGTATCGCTGCCATAATTGCAGGATTATTTCTAACCATGTTAGTTGACATGAAACTTAAGTGAGCTGTGATGTGTGCTCTATGATCTTGACCAGGAAAAGCTTGGAAAGGTTTGCCTGATAAAGCATTAATGTGTTCCATACTTGGATCCATCGGCTGCATAGGTGCAGGAGGNGGTAATATTTGATCAATATTTTTAACACCGATTGCTTCATACATCTTTCTGTATGCTGCATAGAGATTATGTATCTGTGGATTTGATTGTGCGAGTTGTAATTCTGTTTGCGCCATCGATATTCTTTGTGCCATTGATTCTTTGTGCCATTGAAAATATATTAGGGTCTGCTACAGGTAAAACATCAACTCTATCGTCAAAGTCAACTTGTTTAATGTTCCGTGCGCCACCGACTACGTCGTATGGATATTCTGCTGGTAGATATTGTGAAACAACTTTAGATAATAATTTAAATTCTTTTTTCATACCTGCGTATAATCTTTTATGAATAGCAGACATGACCCGTGATCCACGTTCCAATAATGCAATTGTTGTACCAACAGCCGCTTGTTGATTACCATCACCCACTTGCATATCAGCAATAGCCGCGAACCTTTGACCAGCACTAACAACTATACCCATCAATTGTAATAATGTTTGAGAAGGTTCTTTGTAAGGTAGTGGAAAGAATGCATCACGTAATGATCCACCTGGTGCATCTACATCTTTAAATTCACCTGGTTGTATTGGCGAGGCTTCGTCTCTAACTCTAACACCTCTCTGTTTAAATCCTGCTGGAAGATTTGAAAGAGTTCCCGCATCTAGTAATTGACGGAGAGCAGCCGTTGCAGTTCTGCTCAATCCGCCAATCATATGAATCAACCCGAAGCCATAAAATCCAAGACCTGGTAGAAATTTAAAATGAACAAAATATTGGATTTTTGTTTTCTTTAGGTCATCGGGATTGTAGTTACGTCTAATAGATAGAACCTTCCTGCTACCTTCTTCAACGGTAACAATGTAAGGGAGCTTAATACCTGTAGGTTCGTTATTAGAGTCAACTTCTTCAAATCCTTCTAAATCTAAATTAACATGACACTCAAGAACCGTATACATCGGTTCGTTCTTTCCAGTTTTTTTAGTTCCTTCTAATTCTCTTTCCTTCTTTTCTAATTCATTATTAGTGTCAACACCTGGTGCTGATAATTCAACATCAGAATAAAAACCATTGACTTGTTGTTTTCTTAAATCGTTCTCTGAAACTTTTAATGTGTGGATGATTGATTCCGCATCGTCCAATGAGGTGGCCGTATACGGAACAATCAAATCCTCAGCGGGTACAAATTTTGACACCGCTCTTCCCATTAACTGATCATANTAAACTTTTTTAAAAGTTGATCCTGCTAATGGTAAATGAAACAACATAGAATCGAACTCGGGTTCGTATTCTTGCATCTGATCCATGATCAGATAGTTCATAAAATCTTTAACACGTTGTGATTGTTGTTCTACAGGTGGACTAGGTGCACCGATAACTTGTGTTCTTACTGGTCCTTCTGCAGGTAATAATTCTTTGTAAGCTTGCGCTTGAAACTGAGTAACCGCTTCAGCGAGAACTGGATGTGTTGCACCACTTGCTCCTTGAAAAGGTTCTGTTCTATTNTCGTATTTAAATCCTAAAAGATCTAAACCTTGTATGTAAGATTGNTCCCAATCTTTTCTGGATGTTTTATAATCCATATAGTTTTGCACCATCTCATTACCGAGTGGTTCTAAAATATCGTCTGGTAAAATGTCTGCTAAATTATCAAAGTGTGATTCTGTTCCTGCAATATTAACAGCACCTGGTTCAAAATTTAAAGTTGCACCACCATCTTCTTCAGGTGTAACTTCTACTGGACCTTGTTCTACAATCTCTTCTTGCTCTACAACTTCTTCAGCTGGTATCTCTACTTCTGTTCGAACTTCGTTCGGAAGGGATTTGTCTATATCTGCCATTTAAATTTCTCCAATCTTATGTCTTAACCTGTTTTAATGGAACTTTCAACCCTTGTGAATCTGGACCTCTCTTTGGTGGTGGGCCAGATTTTACTCCTCCTGAACCAAGAGGCTTATCAATCATACCTCCATCTTTCATTCCTTCAGCTCGCATCTCCGCTAATACTAATTGTATCGCTGATAATTCTGACATTGCACCTAAATTATCACCTACACGTTTTTCGAATATTCTCTTTTTTTCTTTACTAAAATTTTTTGAATACTTATCTGTTAATTCTGACATCAGTAATAAACCTTTTTCTTTTGCTCTTTAATTTCATCCACGTAATCTTCTGGGTGAGTGAGTAATCCACCCTGTCTAAATCTCAT